GAATCCCATTGTGTCCTCTTAAAATTAGTTCTTAAGTGCGGCGATAAATGCACCATCCACTGTAAAACAACCGTATTCATATAGCTCGTTTGCACCTGTATAGGCAGCTACACTAGCGTCTACAATAGCGCCAGGGGTGGTATTAGCACCATCATAATACTTTACGTTAGTAATTCTACCACGTACAACGTTAGGTGCTCTATAGTCAGAACCACCATCGAGTGTATCAGCAGAAGTTGTAATGGAAACTACATAATTATCGGGGATATATTTCTTGGTACCGTCAGTTGCAGTAATTCTTAAAAATTCCATTTATATCTCCAAATAAAAAGGGACAGGATATTATCCCATCCCTTTTAGGTTAGCTCAAATTAAGCGCCAGATAGACCGAAGATTAGACCACAGCCCTTGGGGTTGCGGCACTCTAGGGTACCTTCTTCTACGATTTGACCGATGATAGAGTCACCAAGCTGACCAAGGTCAACTTCTTGTAGGGGACGTAGTGAAGCGTAGCTGAACCACATTGGGTCATAGAGGAACGCGCTGAAGTTAGCAGCATTGTCTAGGCCAGATACGTTGGTATTAGAAATACCCATTACGTAGTTGGGAACAACCATGATGTCACCGAAGTCGGACATGTAGATCTCGACTGATTGACGGAGCTTACCGTCAGCGTCGATGTTACGACGAACGTTACCGTCGCCAGCGTTAGAGGTGCTAGAACCAGCAGCCTGAGCCTTAGCAGAGAAGACACGGCGGTTAGCAGGAGATAGCATTAGCTTAGTAGCCTTACCACCGTTTTCGTAGATGGCTTGCATTACGGTATCAATGTGTGATAGCTGTAGTGAAACCTTGTCAGCAGAAGTTACGGTAGTGAATGTACCAGCGATACCGGCACCAGGGTTAGTTGGGGCGGTGTACTCAGCAGGAGTAGCTAGTACGTTTAGAGCTGTAGCGGGAGTGGTAGTAGCAGCGGTGTAGTTAACCCAAGCTTGGTAACCACCGAAGGTACGAGTACCAGAACCGTTAGAGCTGTTCCAGCTGTTTACTAGGTCGAACTCAACGTCACGACGTAGTTCGGTACCACGCTTCTTGAGCTGGTAAGCGTATTCGTCAGCAACACCAGCTTGATCAACAGCACGCTTAGTACCAGTAACGGTAACAGTCTTAGAGTTGATCTGGGTGTAGTTACCTAGACGAGTACGGAAGGGTTCTGCGCCTTGAGCAGCGTTCTGAGTAGCGTATGATACGCCTTCAGCAACAGCGCCAGAAGCAGGAGGAGTTAGTTCGTCAGTCTGCCACTCGTGGAAGACAGCAGTAGCTTTGGTCTTACCAATAGAGCTTAGGAAAGGAGTCTCGTCGCGAGAAATCATTGAAATGAAATTCGCTAGGTCTTCTCTTTCGCCAGCGTTGACAGAGTTACCAGTAGCGGTAGCGCTACGGGCGGCGGCCTTTGGACCACCAGTTCTAAAGTTATTTGCAGCCATTTTAATTTTCCTTTATTAATAGAAACAATTTTTAAAGTTTACGGCTGATTGAAGAAATTCGTTTTAGGAATTCGGTCTCTTCATCCTTAGATGCTTGACCTGCAAGAACTTTCTTTCGGGTGTCTTCTGCGCGTAGCTTGTCCTTAGTTGATTGTGGGGTTCCCTTCTTAGAGGGTACACTCTTAACTTGAGGAGCAGCTTTACGCTTTACTTCACCTTTTTCTTTAGCTGTTTTAAGCTTACGATAATCATTAATAAACTTAACAGCTTCAGGACTATAAATCATTTCAAGTAACTGCTCAGGAATACCTTCCTTGATAGCAAACTCGCGGATACTCTTAGCAACTTTTTCATCAAATTCAGGTACAAGATCTTTGATCTTCTCATTGAATTGTTCTAATAACACTTGTTGCTGTTCTGCTTGTTGTTCTTGAATTTTTTCTACAACAGCCTTTGTTTTCTCTTCACGCTTAGTGCGAGCATTCCAATAGGCTTCTTGAACTTCTTCCCGTTTCTCTTTAAGCTCACGAGCAGTGTATGTATCACCGTCTTCTTTAGCTTTTTCGATCTGCGCAGTTAGGGAATTATATTCACTAGCTAGTTTAGTCTCAATAGCTGATAGTTCTTCATGAACCACCTGGCCTAGAGTTACTAGCTCTTGTAGTTTTTCAGTTCGTTCTTGTTCGATTTGTTTCTTCAACTCACCGAGTTCACGCCCCTTTTGAGATAAATGCTTATCAGTAGAATAACCCTTACGGATTTCTTCTAGGGTAACATACTCAGTCTTACCGTCAATAGTGACAGGTACTTTGTATTCCCAATCAATGTCTTCTTCAGAAGGTAAATCGGCATCTTGGGTAGACGTATCATCCTCAGCTTCTTCTTCCTCTTCAGAATCTTTTGATTCTGCATCGTCATCTAGGTCATTTTCAGCGTCCTCATCGGCCTCCGGGACTTCTTCTTGTTCTTCCGATGATTCTTCTGGACTTGGGACGCTATCGTCTTCTTCTGGTAGAGATTCTTCTTTTAAACCCAATAGCTCTGCAGCAGGTGAGTTACGAAGAATGTCATCAAGACTTTTTGCTTCCAAGTCTGCACTATAACTTCCGTCATCAAAGTCCTTGCTACTGATTTCAGAAGCAGGAGTATTGGTAGAGAGATGTGATAGATTCATAATATTCTATTGCCTTTATGTCCGTTATTGTTTTGCAGCAGCTTTAGCTTCTCGCGCTGCTTTCATTCGTTCACCAAAATCAGCCTTTGGTTTGTCAATTAACTCATCAATAATCTCAATTGATTTATGAAGATTAATTAACACAGGCGCATAATTTTGTGACCGACCTACACCACCATTTTGCCCACACAGGGCTAGTTCACGTAGGATTTCTTTACGTGCTTGTTCAAGCACTTTCTTTGCATTTTCTAGATCATTGCTCATTGGTATCATCGCCCTCGCTCTCTGCTGAGGAATCTTTCTTTTGTTGGTTGATAAATTTCATGTTATTGCCGTAAGTCTCAATTCCTACAAGCTTCTCTTTTACGGAACCCATAGCCATAGCAACAGAGTAAAGGTACTCACGTTCTTTGGTACAGTGTGGTTCTGATTTAAGCCATGCTACAAATAAGTCAGCAAGGATCTCAGAGTATGCTTCATTAAAGAATTGTTCTCTTTCGCGTTGAACGAATTGTGCTCGTCCAAGGGCAATTTGTGCATCACGGAATGGTTCAACCTTATATTCGCCTGTTTCGTGATTCATCTTAGGTTTCAGTCTCTTCTCTAAACCGTTTCGATATTTGTCCATATTTATTTCTTAAAGAACCCTCCCGCCCTATTTCTAGGTGGGAGAGCCGTGTTGTTAATTACATTTGTTGATTAGGTAGTTCAGCGGCTGGGCCAGATACTTGAGGTTCTTGAACCCCACCTTCTGGTCTGGATGCATCACCAGCTAAGTCGGATTTAATTGCTTTGTTAGCCATAACAAGAAGCTCTTCAATCTTAGGTGGAGAGGGTAACTCAACACCTTCTTTAGCAGCTTGAATATAAAGCTTAGCCCACTCTTGATGGGACTTATCAAGCGCAACCATAAGCTGTTTAATGTTATCTTGCATAGCGTTCTTAGATTGAACGTTAGTTAAGTCAACAGTAGCTTGTCGTTGTGCAATGTCAAGTAATTTTACTTTTTCTTCTAGCTGTTTTAGCTTTTCAGCAGCCTGCTGTTCAGCCTCTCTTGCTGCAGCAGCCTTCTTAATAAACTCATCGTTAGTGTAGTCTACTAGGTAGTCTAGTGGATCTAAGTCTAAAGCTTCAAGAGTTTTGGCGGCAATCAATGCAGCAGCAGCGGGGTTAACTACACCGCCAGCACCAGCTTGTTGTAGCGCAGGTAAGATCTGTTGACCAACAACAGTCATCTTCTTAACGATATTACTGTTACTGTTTTCACCTACGTCAGCATCAATCCATAGAAGCATGTTGTTAGGTAGTGTACCTGGATCAATTGAACGATATACCTCATTCTGATCAAAGTAACCTACTTCTTGGCCACGCATTTTATCGCGGATTGTTTTGTAAACACCTTCAACTAGTCGCTTAATACCAGTCTCTACGAATCTACGAGCCATGTACTGAATACGTACTTGAGCAGCAGTCATTGCTCTCTGCATCTTTTCTTCAGAGTTACCTGAAACATACAGAGTATCATTAAGACCTTGAGCAGCTTTAGATAAACCAGTAGACTGCTCTTTGTGTAGTTGAAGAGCTTGTAATAAAGGTACCGTACCTGCACTGATAGTATCAGGTGTGAGAGCTGATACTGCAGTCTGTGGATTACCATTAGTAGCAATAATTTGTTTAGGCTTCATGTTTTGAAGCGCACTAAAGTCAACTACGTTAGGGTCAGCTAGCTTAGGTGAGTAGTTAGTTAAGTAAACGTTTTCTACGAACCCACGAAGAATAGCAGTAGTAGCTAGTGTTGATGGACGAATCATGTCAGCGACAGATAAGCCAAAGAATTCGTGAGGAACTTCAAATGGGCATAGTGCAGCTAATGGGATCATATCACAATCTTCTTCAAGAAGAATTGTAGCACCAGCAATAATAAAGTGCTTTAGCTCTGCAATACCGTCACCATCACGGTCAACACGTAACCAACATTCAATAACAGTAATTTGTCGGTTAGCTTCAGAGGGAAATAGTTCCCTTGAATTTCCACCTAGCCAGTACTCTTCACCAACCAGACGCTTACGAGCAGCTTGCTCTTCGGTGTACTTGGTAGCCCAATCATAGCTACCGTCTCCAATGGCGTCCCAATCAATGTTCTCTGCAATATCGGGGAAATACTTTCTAACTTCAGATCGAGTCATATCAATCTGAATACCAACGAATGCAGCATCGTCTAGTGAGTGTGCATCACGAGTAATACGGAAACATTCAGGATGAACGTTCTTAATCATTACTCTG